CTGTCATATCATTGATCATCAAGATCATGTTGGCAAATCCGTGCATAAACTCCAACACAGGCATAAATGCAATTGCAAATGACTGTCCAATCATTTTTAATTTTTCAGATAGTGTCTGTACTGCCTGTGCTCTTTCTTCCATAAGGGCTGCTTCAGCATTAGCCTCTGATCCTTTAGTTTGCATTTCATCATAAGCAGACAGTGACATACTGAATAACTTATTCGCTTCTGTCATATCAGAGATTCCAGCAGCGGACGCAATGGCTTGCTTCTCAAATCTATTTAATGATTCAAAGTTCTTGCCTGATAATTGCATTGACTGGATCAAGAGCCTTATTCGCTCTTCTTCAGTAGCGTTCAGCAAATCCATTGAATTAACAACACCGCCGCCCAAGATAGCATTTAACTTTCCTGCTCCCTGTGCTGCTCCTTCAAATGTGTCATACTGCTTTGTGATACTCATAAGAGACGACATTTCAATTCCTGTCGCTTTTGCAGCACTTGCCAGTCCCTTGAATACATCAATAGCATCAGAGCCGTATTTAGCCAATTCTGAGGCTGCTGCGTTGAATCCATCTGATATTTGAGATGCTGCCATTCCAATAGCATCTCCAAGCGCTACAAGCTCCATAGAAGCATCGTTAGCCATTGTAGCAGTCATACCCATACCTTGAATCATATTATCGAACTGCTTGGCTCCTACGCTCGTAGAAACACCTAATACGTTCATCCTTGCTGTTGTTTCTGACAGCATTCCCTGAGTTGCAGAAGACATTTGATTAAATGTCGACAATTCATTATGAAGGTTACCAATTGCTTCCCCTGCGATCTTTGAATCAACACCAAATGTTTTATTAGATTCTTGAAGATCGTACAGCATATCATTGTATTCACCAGTTGTAGCTGTTACTCTAGAGAGAGATGCTTGAGCAGAATCAAAGTCGGTGAATAGTTGTTTTGTAGCAGCAATCATCTGATCCATTCCGGCGGCAAAAAGGTTTGCTGGTTTCAAGGCAGAAGCCATTGTTGCCCCTATAGCAGTGAAAGCTCCTTCCATATCTGACAAAAATCTTCCAGTCTTAGAGGCAGTAAAATCAGTCACAAATCCTTTGTTCTTGAACCACTCATTGACATCTTTAGCGCTCTGCACTCTAAGATCATATACTTTTTTCTCTCTTTCGAGTTCGATCAATTGCTGGTTGTAATATTCTCTTCCAGCGGCAGTCTTTTGAGCGTTTCTTTTCTCTAGTATCGCTTTTTCTGCTAAATTGAATCCTTGTTGGATGTTTTCTAATTCTTTGAGATGCCTATTGATGCCAGACAATTGCTCGGTTCGGAGCTGTTCCATTTCAGCATCCGCAATACTGCCGACTTGTTTTTGCCTTTCCTTCTCAGCTTTGATCAAGTCTTTGACTTGCTTTATTTGCTCATCAGGAGCTCCAGTATCTTGTAGAGTTTTTAAATGTGCCTGTAGTTGTTGTAGCATTCTAGAATATCCCCTTATCTAAACTTAAGCGGCCACTTCATGCCCGTCTTTCTTTCAAAATCGTGTATTGCTCGCTTAAGGCGATACTTTGAACGATATGTCTTTGGGTTGTCAAGTCCATACTTCTTATATGTCTTGTAGTAATCTTTTTCTCTAACCATTGCTTTGGCAAATGCCCTGATCTCTCTGGGAGATCCTTTAACAATAATTGGTACTTGCTCTCCTCCAAACATCTTTTTCATAAGTTGCTTAAGAGTAATACCAAATGTTCCAATAAAACCTTCGTTTAGTTTCTTAGAGAAGTCAAATTCAAATTTATCCATAGCCCAAAATTCCTTATCATAAATAGTGTATATACAAAGAAAGCAGAGACTTTCATCTCCGCTTTACTTCCTTTTGGCTTTTTGCATAGCCTTTTTGTTTGCCTCTGCTTCGTCCTTGATCTGTTTCGATAACCTCTCAATAAACCAAGTCCTAAGAGCAACAGGTAAATTATACGCCTCTATGAAACTCCATCCTCCATAATATTTCATCAAGAAGAACTGTTCATAAACTTGTTCCATAAACTCAGGCGTCAGGCCAAAAAAACTGTGCCGTAATAGGCACTTCAACCTCCTGTTCATGCCCACACTCTGTACACTGGAAATCGTGTTTTAAGTTAAGTGCTGGGGAGATTTTAGCATATGCTTGTCTCAAAAATCTTGAATCTCGAACAGGTAGATTATCAATAAATCTGAATACTTGTTTTAAGTCACCTACGCCATTGATAGAAACTGTGAAAGTCTTGAATTGATCTGTAAGCATAGCTTCTGATTGTTTTCTTTTCTTTCTTTGTTCTAAACGCTTGGCAAATGCTTTCTCTTCTCTACCAGACATCATTCTAACTTCAAAGACAGCCTTAGTAGCCGGAAGTGTGATCTCATAGAATCCAGAAGCATTTGGGCCTTTGATTCCTTCAGGGGCAATGCCTTCATGAGATTCATCAAATGCACCAGCATAAGTGTTTCTGGCTTCAAGCAAATCAACCTCGCATTTGTTCTGAGAACCGCAATTAGGGCATCCAACTGCTGCTTGGTAGTCATTACCATAGCCAGAGATCCTTGCAGCGATAATAAGGGCATTCTTGTCCCCTACAAGCAACTGATCTGTAGTGATTCGCTTATCAACCAAAACAGATTCCAAGAACCTATCAATAGCAACGCCCTGCTTAAGCAGAGTCTTTGAAGATAAGATATCTTCTTCTTTTGCTGTCATGTGTCTGATTTCAACTGCTTCTACACCATGAAGAGGATGTCCAGACGGATAGAATTTACCTTTAGATGGGATCTCAACAAACTCTGTTGGTGATACAAAGTTAAGTCCCATTTGCCCCGGTTGTGGTAGAGAAGGGGCAGGGCTGTTAGGTTGTTCAACAGCCCCAGTTCTCTCATCGTTATTTCTCATTAAACCTCCAAAGAGAATAAGTTATTAGTCTTGACGCTCAGGTACATTACCGAATGGTACTTCATACTGTCCGTTCAAGCCGCTTGGCTCACGATCTGCAGAAGTATCAAGAGTTCCGAAAATAGCACCAACTTTAGTGTCATTCAATTCTGCGTAGTCATAACGAAGTTCAACAGTTACCTCTGTGAGATCATCACCTTCATAATCAAGTTCACTGAATTCAATTTTCTTGATCCAAGCATTGTGAAGAGTCCACTTTTCCAATACAGTTCCTTCATCATTGTAACCATTGTTTCCACTGTTAGCAACTCTACCGGTACCAGCACCGAAACCAGCAGTTCTTGTGTTAGGCTGAGAGTCAGCACCACCACCGCCAAGCAATTCGATGTTAACTGTTCCAAGAGCAGATACAGCACCATTCTTGGTTAAAGTCTGGGTTGCAGCCAACTCATCTTTAGGAAGAGCGTAGCCACCAGCATAAAGCATTTGCTTAAGTGTTTCAGCGGCATCAGGTGAAGAAGTATCGACAATGGTAAAAGACACAGTATTATAAGTTACACGTCCCGGAAAATAGAAAGTGTGATTAATAAACTTATGCTCCGCCTCTGCGATCTCATATGTTGGGCGATTTACTTTCTTAATAGTCCAAGAAGGGATACCATTAATACTCAGTAACCATCTAAACTTACGTTTAGGTTCTACGATTTTGTCATTCCAAAAAGCCATTTATAATTCCTCCGAATAAATTAGTTTCATAGTAAATAGTGGGAGTAAAAGTAAACGACTGATACTCCCACCATAATTATTTTTTAGTCATCAAAAGATGCGCCTTGGTTAGTTACGATAAAGTCAATGGCGATAAACTCAACTGCTTTAGTTGGCTTAACATAGATTTTAGCGTACATTGTATTGCGATCAATAAGATCTGCAGTTGTAGTAGATGAATCCAAAACAACTTTGAAATCTTCCAAACCAAATCCAGTCTTGATAGAATCCAAGAAAGGAGCAACCTGAGAAGTGAATCTAGCCCAAGTAGCAGATACATTTGGCTCGAACAACAAGGTAGCAGCAATTCTAGAGATTCTCTTCTTGATGTAGATCATCAAGCGACGAACATTGATACGATCCAATGCCGAAGGAGTTGCTTGTAATGTCTTTTGTCCAAAGATTACGATACCTTCTGCTGGGAATTGAGCAATTGGGTTGATGTTGTTTTCATACAAAGAATCACGTTCTTTAGAAGACAATCGCTGAGAAACGCCAACTACTGGCAATCCACCACGTCCTTCTGACAAACCACCTCTAGTAAAGCCTGCAGGAGCAAACCAAACTGCTTGAGTTGCTTGTCCGTAAGACATAGCACCAAGAGCCACGACTGAAGGAGGCGCCCAAGTAGGCATACCAGAGATTGGAGCACGAACCTGAACCCAAGGGTAATAACAAGCAGCGTAAGAAGAGTTGTAACCTTGTTGGCGAACTTTATTAACTGCAGTAGATACTTTATTTCCACTAGAAACACCGTTTCTGCCAGATTCTGAAGGCTCTGCACTTTCGTGACGTGGAGTATAAGCATGTTCGATGTCAATGATTGCCATAGCATCTCTACGTCTTTCACAAGTGTTGATCATGTGATCTGTGATTCCACGCTCCCAGATACCCGGCATAACAAGAAGATTCATATCTACCAACTCAGGATCTGCAACTGTGTCAATTGCTCTCATAAGGGTATTCTTTTCGTATGAGTTTTCTTTAGTCTTGCCAGATACAAGTGTGTTATTAACCAATGGTTCCATTTCTTGGATATCCATTCCGTCGAAACCACCATAAACAGGCATTGTGAATTTATCATAACCAGCGGAGATAAGTTCTGCAGCACCTGAAATCTTAGTCCAAGATTTCCCATCAGCACGAGAACCTGCTTTATAAATAAATCCAGTCTCAGGGATGCTAGGATTAAGAGCGCCAGAAACGTCATCCAATGAGAAGTGTTGAGAATATTCCATATCTCCAGTAGTGTCCCAGTTTTCAGTTGATAATCCACCCCCTCTTGCTTTAAAGAGATCGTGAAGTGATTGATCGAATTGATTGTTGCCTTGTCTTGAAAGATCAATTCCAAAGTAACGATCAGTAGGATCTGAAAGGTATCCAGCAGATGAAGAACCAACCAACTTAGGAGCCGGCCATTCAAATGAAGCAGTGATGTTAGACATTGTCCCTGAAGTCTTTAGTGCTCCAGTGCCTCTTGCACCCAAATTAACACCATCAACAACAAATGCTGACGAGCTCTGCTCTAAAATAAATGCCTTGTCTCCGTCTCCAGCAGTTCCATCACCTTCAACAGATACAGAAGCAGGCTTTGGAAGTCCAAAGAATCCAAATGGCACAAGCTCTTCTGTGATTGAACCTTCGTCAACTGCAGAAGCCATTTCAACACGGAAATATTTAGAAAGATTAGGATGTGCGCCAAAATAACGATATCGTTTTTCTGTATCACTCCACTCTGCATATTGATCACCAATACGAGCAGCAATATAATTTGGAGATGCAGGATTCAAGTTCAAGCCAGTGAATGATTCTACAGGCTCAACTGCAGCATCAGAGTCTCCAATCTTACGGATCTGTACGTCGAAAGAGCCGTACTTATTTGCATCAGAGTTTTCATTTGGTAAGCGAACGTTTCTGATAGAGATCTTAAGGTTTCTTTGAGTCCACTCTGCTTCTTCAAGAGAAACAAATCGGAACAACTTTTGCATATTAGCAGGATTATAAGCAGCGTAATCTGTTGAAGTATCTTGAGCAATAACCCAGCCAGACTTTGCAGGCTGTGCTTCGATAGTGTGATCTGAGTAGTGAGCAGAAGCAGATATAAGAGGTGCAGTGAATGCAAAGTAATCTGTTCCAGATAATTGATCGGCAGCTAGCTGAATCACATTATCTTCAAACGTCTCACCAAGCCAATATGATTCAAGATCAGCAGTAGGCGTTACATTAGCGTTAGTTAAATGTGGAGTAGTGTTAAATACTTTACGAATAAATTGTCTTGATTGAGGATCAAAATTAAATGATTTTGTTTCTTTAGCAGTTTGAGCCGAAGAAGAAGCATCAGATCCACTCATAATAATTGCTTTAAAGTTTCCATCTGTGGACTTGATATAAGTTGTAGATGCTTGTCCAGCATTATTAGAAGTTCCAAGTGTACCAGAAAGAATGACACCTACATTTTGTTTACAATAAAAAATAGCTCCAAGAGTTCCAGTCATTTCTTTAGAAGTACCAGAAGGAACAATCCAAAGTCCCCAAGCACCACCTTGCCCAGAAGCAGAAGTGGTAGTATTCCACCCAGCTTCACCTGAGCCTTCTGTGGCGTTTTCTGATTCTTTTCCAACTAGACGCATAATAGTTGCACCACCTTGATTAGCTAACCAAGCATTGGCAGCAAAAGCGGCATAAGAAGGAGCAGAGAAGTTTCCGTTACGAGACACGTCACCTGATTCTCTACCTGTGATTGGATCACCAAAGATCTCTGATAATTCTTGCAGAGAGTCTACCTTAACGGGGCGCATTGTCGGGCCTCGTTGAAATCGTCCGATAATTAATGGGCCGGGTTCAGCAGAGGGACGAGTTCTGCGAGATTGATCAATTTCAGCAACCTGAACACCGGGAGATACAAATCTAAATTTATCAATTGACATGTCATTTTCTCCTTTGTTAACAGTCTTAGTTTTATAATATAAAAACTTTCATAGTAAATAGTTACTGTTTTGCTCAAAGGAATTTAAGAAAAAATTGTTTTATTCTTTATAAAAAGGATCAGTCCCTGTTTTGTTTATTCTGTCGTGCTTGTCTGATAGTGCAACTCTTTCTCTAGAGACTTTAACATCAACAATGCTTTCATATGATTTAGAGATATTGCTATTCTCGTTATCTCCGCCACCTACCAAATATCCGAGCACATCTACGTTGATGGTAGAATTGAAAATTCTTTCTTCTTCATCAAGTTTGGCTGCATTGTTATCGTTTGAGAAGGAGTTATCAATAAATCCTTCAAAGAAATGATTGTCATGCCCAAGAGTAAAATATTTACTATTTCTTCCTAATCTAGAGTTTGCTGATATAAAAGGCGTAATCAATTGATTCATTTGTTGCATATATTCTGTTCTGATATGGATCTCGTATTTTACATTAATATAAACAGGTACGGGAATATAGACAGTCTCGTATACAACTTTCTCTCTAGCATTAACCGGACGAGTATCGAACATAGGATTAATGTTGTTGGGGAACTTTCTTCCTTTGGCTAAGAAGGCTTCTGAAATGCCTACGTCGTCATTTCCTCCAAACTTCTCTATGTTCTGCGCTTCTTTGAAGTTAGACGTCTTGTCTTGTACAATCCTTCTTCTTACTGGAATGTAGCCTCCCATTCCGTAGTCGGGAATGTTGGCTGGTAATGGAGACTTGGCTGGATCTCTTGTCATTTCTTTTCTTTCGATTGTTATGACTGGGATGTTCAGTAGCCCTTCGCTATCTCTTAGAGTAAGATCATTTTTTAATTGAAATGTTCTTTCTGCCCCAACCCATATGATTGGAGTCGGAACAAACCCTTTGTTTGTACTACTGTGCAGATTTAGCCCTGTTAGATAATTATACATTGCCATGTCAATAGTTTCGATTGTCGAAGGCTGAAAATCAAGCCCTTTGGTATATCTATTCGCCATTGAATACTCCTTGTCTTGCTCTGACACACTTAGCACTGATCTCTAATCTATGCTCAATCTGTCCATATAGTCTTTTTGGTTCCATAAGAGTTACAATCTGGTAAAGCAAATCGCCGTAAAGAACAAAGTCTCCTTCCCTTACATAAAGATCTTGATCTTCTGTCAATCTTCTCTTATGGAAATGAATTACAATGCTTGACTGCTTGTCGATTCCAATCTTCTCTGTGTATGCTGATTGAATCCCTTCCCATTCAATAAGTGCTTGCACTCTGATAGGAGGAAGAAAGTTCTTCTCAATTGCTTCTCCATAGATTGGGTGGAAGTCTGTCGTGTTATAATCAATAGGATAGTACGCAATGGTTTGCCCAATGACTCTTTCGATGATTTCGTCATTAACTTGCTTTACTAGATCACGCTCTTTCTTCCCTGTGAATAGGGGAGGAGGAGGTGCTGTTGGTTGCGTCCATTTATTATCCTTTTTGCTCATTCAATTACCCCACAAATATCGTCAAAGGAATTGCCTTCTGAAGCCCAGATGCATTTTCCATAAAGTTTTTATCGTCCTCTGCCAACTTGGTATAAGTCAATTCATCGAGGAGTTTGATAAGTTCTTCTCTTAAAGAGTTCTGCTCATCTTTTGCTTGGGAAAGAAGCTCTCCACCGTTAAGGTTTACGGACTCTCCCGGAATTGGAATAGCATTTCCAAATTTAGATCTAACTTGTCCTAGAGTTTCTTTGGATAAAGCCAGAGCATATCTTCTGATCCATTGTTTTCCGATCGCATTGATGTTCACAAAAGGAATGTTTTCAAATGGAAGTGTATTCATATTATTTACGCCCAAGATTCCAATATCTGGATCGTTTCCAAGATAAGGCTCTGTGGGGATAGTGAACTCAATCCAATAAGTATCTGCTGTCACAGTGTTTGGAGTTGGGAATAATCTTAGCTTGTTGTTTCTTAGTTCATATGAGAAGTGAGAATTACGTGTGTATATAGCGTCCTCAAACGCCATTGCTTGCATTTTGTTTTGCCAAGCAGGTATTACCTCAAAAGTAGAGTCATCACTCCACTGTCCGTAATTTGAGAGGTTTCCTACGGTATTTAATCCACCATAGTATCCATAGAATCTCCACATAGAGTTTGGAGTTCTGTAATATACTTTTCTTACCTCCACCTTCTTGTTTCCAATCAATCCAGCCCAATCTACTGCGTTTCCTGTTCCGTCGTCTAATCCTGCTGTAGATGCTGCTTCAAGGATAGCCTGAAGATCATAGTCTTGCTGACTTGGGACAACACTAAAAGAAGCAGAGTATGTGGTTACGTTACCACCTACACCTGCATCAACACCAACACCATCGGCGATGCGACGTGCATAAGCGAATTCAAAGCGAGGGAACCTGTTCTGAACTCCAGTTCCAGATAAAGAAGTTTTAAGATCTCCATCTTTAAGCATACCATCTGAATCGAATGATCCTGTAGTTGTCCCTAATAGATCCGATAAGACATTCTTTGCTTGATGAGAATTGACAATATAAGAATATTCTAATACTGCTTCCTCATAGTTGGCATAAACATTCCCTTCTGTGATCTCAATGTCCAAAACATCTCCACCTAGCTTCTTGTAGGTGTAAGCCACTTGATCTGCGGCTCCTGATAGAAAATCATCCTCTGCGGCATATATGCCCAAAGGTAAAGCAGCAGCAACAGCCGTTGTATCTCCAACAGATGGTAATACAATTACAGATGTTTGCTGCTTAGGTGTAAGCGTAGGCTTTGACATTTAGCGTCCCTCCATTCACTATAAATAGTTAGTCTGAGGAGAAAAGATTATTCTTTATCTGCAGCCTTCTTTGTAGATGCCTTCTTCTTAGCGGCGGCTTTCTTTTTTGCTTCTGCAGCATCTTTTCTAGCCTTTTCTTCAGCAGCCTTTTTTGCTGCTTCTGCAGCAATCGCTTCTTGTTTCGCTTTTTCGGCAGCCATCATTCTTTCTTCAGATAGTTTACGAAGTCTTAGTTTCTTTTTACGTTTCATTGTTAGTTCTCCTCAAAATGAAATTATCATCAATAAATAGTAGAATATAACAAAAAAGCCCCCAACTCAAAGAGAAGGAGGCTTGATGTGGATAAGTTAAGTAATCTAAGATTAGGTTACTTGATCGTCACCCAAAAGTCCACGAACGATAACCAAACCGTACATATCAGGACGAACCATCTTCTTAGCGTAACGAGTCATTACACCTTTACGAGGAACAAAGTCCTCAGTTCCGAAGATAGTAGGAGTTACCTGAAGAGGCACGTAAGGAGCATATACGTAACCGCTTTCAAGGAAAGAGTTACCTTTACGTCCAACAAGAACTACGTTACGTGGGAAGTATGGATCAACCATAACATCAAACTTCTTAGAGATAGAACCTACGTTTACAGCACCAACAGTACCTTTCTCATCAGCGTGAGAAACGTTAGCACGGAAACCAGAGGTGAACTCAAGGATGTTTGCAACTTCAGGGCCGCAAACCAAGAAGTTAGCACCACCACGAAGTGTCTTTCTGTGGATTTGAGCAGATACGTCATTGATGGTTTCGATCAGAGTCTCATACCATTCAGAAACGTTTCCAGTGAAGTCAGGAGCAATTGCAGAAGAATCTACAGTAGGAGAGCCAGTAACTTTGTTCACGAACAATCCGGGAGAACGACTCCAGTAGTAAGTAGCAGCTTTAGCACCTTTAATCAAGTCAGCCAAGATCTCACGATCAATTTCCAAAGCAATTTGCTCAGACAAGATAGAAGTCAATTCGACTTCAGCATCCAAGTTGTGGTAAGCGTTCAAGTCTTGTCCAAGTTCAGGACTCCACTTTGCTTTCAACTTTTTGGTACGTGCTGTTACGCTGATTGAGTCTACTTTGATTTCGATCTCCGGGATATCAGAAGAAGCTTCAAGTCCCCAAGTGTCGTCACCAGCAACAGAACCAAGAGCACCACCAGTTACAAAGTTATCAGCAATGATGAATTCTAGACTTGAGCCAACAACTGCTGTCAAATCAGCATCAGCAAGAGTACCGGGATCGGCTGAACAAACGAATGGCAAAAGAATATTATCTCTTGAAGATCCAGAATATTGAACCAAACGACGTACAAGGGTTCCAGAAACATGATTATCTCCAATACCGATAGTAGATCCGTTACCGTTAATTTGGTTTAAACCACCAGCACTAGAAGAGAAAACAAGGTTTGCTAATCCAGCTTCAGTGATGTCTGCTTGCTTCGAAGTCAAACCTCCAGCAGATGCTTTATAAACAGCAACATAAGAAGCAGAAGCGATATCTGGATCGAAACGAAGCAGCTTATCCATTGTAGAGCCATCGCCACGCTGTCCTGCGAGAACTGCACCACCAGAAACGTGAGTTGTGGTATTAGCAGAAGCAGAGAAAGTAGCAGAACCAGTTGCAGAAGAGAAACCAGTTTGGAAACCGTATGGTTGCTTATCTTCATTAATAGATACACCACCAGTCAATTGTGAACCGATGATACCTTGTCCGTAGATAGAATCGCCTTGATCATAATCAAGAGAATCTGTACGGTGATTACCAAGTCCTTTTGCATCTTCAGCAAATTTGAAATCCAAGAAGAAGATCAAACCAGATGGCAAAGACATTGGCTGTACACTAACAAGATCGTTAGCGATAAGTGAGCCGAATACACGACGAACGATAGGGAAAGCAACAGCAGCAAAACCTTCAACATCACCAGATGACATCAAAGAAGCCTCACGAAGCAGTTCCTTAGCTTGGTTCTCAAGAAGAGAAGCCATGTTATTTTTAGCATAATCAGAATTCAAACCTTCCAACAAACCAGTGCGCTCCCATTTGTTCAACAGAGCAGCACCTTCTTTAGCAAGATCACGTCTGACAATACCTTCAGTTAATTTTTCAACGATAGACATAATATTTTTCCTCCATGTTTAATAATAAATATTGTCTTATTTAATGCCAGCAAGAGTTTTCCATCTTGTAGTGGCATTTTCATTGAGAGACTCCTTTTCAGAAGTACGTCTCGGTAAAGTAGAAGAACGCCCAGCGTTTCTATTAATAGCTTCGCTCAGTGTTTGTGGAGAATTGGTATTCTCTCTCACTGTGCTTTGAAGTGTTTCATAGATAGTCTTTGCTTCATCTACGGTGTGTGCATTATTTAAAGCTTCGACAATTTTAGATTTTTGTCGCTCATTCAGGGAGGCACTAATAAGTACACGATTTGAGTATAACAATTTAGCATTGGTGATAACTGATTCTTCCAGTTTATCTTTCAATTGCATTGTTACGGATTTAAACTTTTTATTTTGTTCTTGTAGGTGTTCAACTTGTTCTTCAAGTTCTGCAAGAGTACTCTTCAATTCTTCGTTTTCTTCTTGCATATCATCTGACATTGCTTTTGCTAATGCCATATCGATAGCGTTTTCTAGTTCAAGAGAGTTAAGTCCACCACCTAACTGTCCCATAGCACCATGAGGTTGTGGCTTATGATCCACTTCAAGTGCTTCCGCTACCATTCTTTCAATACCTTCAAGATCATCTGGTAATTCGATTTCTTCATCATCATCAAAGCCCAATTCTTCAGCATCTGAAAGATCAGCAAGTTGAGAAAGATCTACTTCTACTTGCTCATCGTCCATTTGATTCTGGAAGTCGTCCAACTTTGGATCGACATATTGTCCGACATCATTCTGTTCGGCGTCTCTGAGGAACTGTGCTAGTTCTTCTGGGCTGATATTGATATCAATTGTTTCTCCTTCGTCTGGAGTGGAGAATTCCATTTCTCCGTCTTTTGAAGTGATTTGCTCACCTTCCATATAAGAAGGAGGGATAAGGTTTTCGTCTTCAAAAGTGGTAGGCTCGGCTACTTCTTCTGCAGGTGCTTCCGCTCCTGCGTCTGCTCCAAGATCTAGTCCACCTTCTTCTTCTTGCTCAAGCAAAGTGTCAACAGCAGATTTAATTTCATTTGAGTACTTCTCAAGAATCATCTGCTCAGCATTCTTAAGGGCTGCTTCTTTCAAGTTGGCAGCATCAACTATTGCTTGTTTCAACAAAGACATATATAAAACTCCTATTATAATAGTTTATCAACATTAAATAGTAGTAATGTTAATAAAAAGAATGTTTATTCAATATTATAGCCGTTGGGCGCATAAGGATTATGAAAATAGAATCCTGCTCCGTCTGATTGCCAATTCGTTCCTCCATTGTTTGAGAACTCAACTGTCAAGGTTCCCGGCCCACTATTGTTACCAGCCACTATAGCAATTGGATAAAAAACACCTTCAGTCAAAGAAAGATTCGAACTTGTTCTTGTTTGAGCGCTGTGGAGTCCTCCGTTGTCAACAACAGCGTTTGAAGTGTTTAGGCTGGTGTCGATCGCAGATGAATCTGAACCAATCCACAGAAAAGAGGCATCATCAGAGTTTGTACGAAACTTCCAATTAGACGCTGTTGTGTTAGCAAGAAAATAGCCTCGAAACATCCAAGTATCAGTAGTTCCGATTGAGTATGAGTTGATATTCTCTTGAACGGTAGAATTTGAATCGCCAGTTAGGTTACTCATGTCATCGCTGAAATAGTTGTTGAAATATCTTCCAAACAATCCATTCCTTAATCTTTCTTTTCTTAATACGATTGGCATTACGATAAGTCTCTTTTGAATGTCAGATTCGCCCTCAACCCTTGTGCGGTTGTGCCTGCACCTGTGATTGCTATTCTAATTCTTGTTCCAGATGAAACAGAGGCATTTGTTGCAGTCGTATCTGAACCTGATTTCACGCCAGACGAGATTGATGGTTCAAAAATTGTTTCTGGTGGATCTGCTGTTACGTTTTTAACTGTTACTGTGACATTCCCAGATGAAGATTCTTGATCAAGATAAAGATCAACTTTATCAAATGTCAGAGCATATGGGACATTGAACGTAAATGCATTTGTATCGATTTGAAGATCGACATCTGGTATCGATAACTCAGCCATGATTGTATCCTCAAAAGAAATAGCAGAATCAAATTGTGTTGTTCCGGAAACTCTAAGATCAGAATTAACAACTGTATCATATGCAGAGTTAAAAGTATCCCAGATTCTCACTTCTTTGGGGTACCCTTGGAGATACAATGCATTATGTCCATTTAGTCTAAAATACATGTCATCATTTGTATTGTATGAAATAAGTCCAAGATTCTCAAAACTATTGACTGTCATACTGAATCTGTCAGAGCCATTCATCTCAAATACAATTTCTCTAGAATCAGCATCAGTTTTTGCCAGTCTTAAAAGTTCTGCCTCAGAAGATGATGAGATATGCAAAGATCCAGTTAAATCAACTCCACTATTATGTACTTTCATTCTTGTTGATCCACTTGTTTGGAATTCAATCTGATCTTCACCAAAATCAATTAGTGTGTCTCTTTGAGCATCATCTGCTGCTTTAAGATCTCCAATAACTTGTGCACCTTTAGAATATTTATAAGACATATTCAATCCTCCATTTTGATATAAATAGAAAAAGGGTTGGACTTTCGCCCAACCCTCCAAGAATAAATCTTTTTAATACTGAAACAATATTAAACGATGATCCAAGAACCACTTAGCCCATTTTCTGAAGCCAATAGTGTTACAGCAGCACCATCAGTTTCTAGAACGATGTCTTGATCAAGGAATTCAATGAGTTGAGATGAAGCAGCGCTTGTAATAGTAACGTTATTAGATCCTTTTCTCTTCACAATGTACATTGTACCTTTGTCAGAAGGACTGATTGAAGGTAAAGTCAATTCCATTGCAGCACTATTACTATCAGCTACTGTTAGCTTGGTGCCGATAGATGCACTGATATTAGCAGAAGAATCGAGAATGCCATGAGACAATTTAACACTTGTGGCGCTGATACCAGTCAAGTTAGAGCCGTCACCGTAGAAGTTACCAGAAACTGGAACAGAAGCAGAAAATTCACCAGAACTGATAACAACTTCTCCAGAAGCCCCTACATAAACTGCATCAGACATCAAGCCAAGTGAAGATGAGAATACAAATCCAGCGTCATCAGAGGCAGAAAGAACTTCGAAAGAAGCCAATTCACTAGACGTACCATCATCAGATCCGAAGAACAAACCTTGTCCATCAGCCAATTGTGAAGCACCATCTGCAATAACAATGTGATGATCATCAACAGACATTGTTGCAACGTTAAGAATGGTTTGAGTTCCATTAACAGTTAAGTTACCAGCAATAGTAAGGTTGTTAGATGCGTCTAAAATAGCCGCCTTTACAGCACCAGCGTTGTTTGCAGAAGAAGCACCATCAAGAAGTTCAATCTCTGCTGAAGTCAATGCAGCCAATGCAGTAGGAGCACCAGACTGCATTCCTGACAATGTGTCAAGATCAGCATCATAAGCCTGAACATCGGTACCGATTTGCAAATTTACTCCCGATTTGAAGCTAGCTTCATCTGTGATTGACAAGTCAGCAAGATATTGTAATCCAGCGTCTTGAGCCTGAACGTTAGTGCCGATAACCAAACCTAAGTTTGTACGAGCACCAGTAGCATCTTCTGCACCAGTACCACCTTCAGTGACAGCAACTGGACTAGAAGCAGAAAGAGCCGAACCAGAAACGACTCCTGTAGATGTAACAGAACCGCCAAGTTTGGCAGAACCTAATTGAAATTTATAAGCCATAATTAAACCCTCCATATTTTGTTAATTAAGCATAAACGAGCAGCGAACGTCTCCGCCATATACTCGTCATTATTATATAGTCATCTCAAGATGTAAAAGACTAATAAATAAAGTAGTTGCTAGAGCCATCTGTGTAAAGGTTTACTGCCCCAAAGCCAGACTGAATTACGATAGAATTATTTTGCCCATCAATATTTTGTGTCCCTGAAGGGCTAATAGTTACTGTGCTAGCAAAGTTATCTTCTTTCTTGATTAAGAAGTATTGCCCATTTGATAAATCTGAAGCATCTGGAAGACGTATTTCAATATTGTCTAAATCTCCTGAAGAAGATACACCTATTATAACATCATTGACAGATGCTGTTGTGTCTGCTGTCACTGCAGTCCTGCTGTAAGAGATTCCTCCACCAGATCCAGAGGCGTCAGATATTTTTTCATCTGCATACTTTCCAATATAGATATAAGCGACAGCATATGTTGGAATCTTGGATGCATCATAATCTTGCACCAAGATTGTTCCATTATAATAATCTACAACCCAATCAGTCGGATCGGTATCATTAATTCTTGTACCGCCTTTGGAAGTGTATAGTTCCAAGAAATACCCATTACTAGTTGCTGGGCCGAACTGAGGATGGACTAATTGAAGTGCACCGTTTGAAGCATATACTACCTGAGAACTTGAAAAAGGAGCAGTCCCTCCAAAAGAAGAACTAGTGTTATAATCTGCACTAAGTCTCAGATAGTATCCGTGTTCGCCAGATACCTGAGATTCATCGCCACCAAAATATTCAACATCGCCAAATGTTTTATCTGCATCGGCATCATATTGACTGTTAAACCCAATAACATCAAATTCAACAATCTGGACAATATCTGCTCCACCTGCTGAGGCTGAATATGTGTTATATAAATCTCCAGCAGCAATTGCATCTGTTGGGTTTGGGACACTTTGAGGAATGTCATCTCCAAATATTCTCTTCGTATTGATCTGAATCGATGAAGCAACCGTTTCTTCGTAAAACGCTTTTTGATTACCTGTATTGGTTTTACCTACCAGCTTCTTGAAAGCTGATACTGTCATGGTTTGATTAGTCGATCCTGTTCCTGCTGTAATTGGCATTAGCTCACCTCTATCCTGTCTAAGTATCCATCCCAACTGGCGCTGGCTCTGACTCTGATTAACATATATTCATTAGGTAGCCAGTTCCCTCCGTTGAAAGAAACATTCAAGGAAGTACCACCTGTAGATATAGTTAGTGGGAATTGAGAATCTGAGCCTTGTGCTCCCCCATTTCCATCAACGTTTCTATCTCCAGAGAAAGACAAAGCCTTTCCACCATCTTGCCAAGCAGTTGAGTTTGAGGCATTAGAAGATGGGATCTTATATTCAAATTTAAATGCCCCTCCTGCATATGATGCTGCTAAGTCATCCAAACTTCCAGATCCGTAAAAAGTTACAGTAAACCCTGTTTTGGTTGAGCCGAAATTATTTTTAAAATATCTTACATATGTTCTTGTACTCTGGGAAAGTTGTGTGATCCTGTAGTCTGGGTTTCCTGCTGGTGCTTGCAGGGTGGAAAAACTACCAGTGATTCCTGCCATTGGAGGTGCAATAAGTTTGCCACCGAAAACAACCAATCCATCAGAATAGTTTGGATAACTTGTCTCATCGTTTACAGAATATTCTGAATTCCAAGCACTTGGGAATCCACTACCACCAGATACATGAGATTGCTGTGTATAAGTAACGTTTCTGTTTTCTAGTCTGTGATCTTCAGTTCCAAACCCTTCCGAGTCGTATTGATCAGTATTCGTAGAGTCTGAATTGTTTCTCAAGAAGCCAGCCTTGGAAGGAGAAGCAAAAGATGTAAATTTTGAATAAACTTCATCGTTTCCATTAAACGGAGGGTTTAAGAATTTTACCCTTCCTATAGATGCTGTATGCGTATTCCCATCAGACACAAATTCACCAACTAGTGAGAAAGTTCGAGAGAAGTTCAAAGTTAAATCATAGTTAACGTCTTCTGTCTCGGAATCTGCTGTGGTTAAAAGGGATGGATAAGCAGAGACTCCATTTGCATCTGTCAATGTGTTGATTCCAGTTCCGCTTGCTGTCATTGCTGCGATAGAAACATTTGTCAAAACATCATTAAAATCAATTGCTAAACTTGAATCATCGTATACGTTCTTATAGTTGTTTGAAGATGTCAGGGTGAATGATGCTGATGGTGTTGTTGAGAAGTGCCTAATACCAGAACTATAATATATCGATCCATCGTTGTTGAAGTCTCCTAACGTACCACCAGTGATAGATATCGAAGAAGCATCATCATCATTGATCCATTCAATATAGTTTGTTTCTAATTCTCCCCAAGTACCACTGTGCTTAACTTGTACAAAGTTCCAGCCATTTCTCTGATCTCCGGCGTCAACCTTTAAAGATCCAGTTCTGAATGGGCGAGTATAATCACGAACATTATTTGAATACGTTGGATATTCAATTGCTGATACGTCAGTGAATCCACTTCCAGTGGAGTTGTTCAAACTGTCTCCGCTCACAAAAGAAGAAAAGTCTATAGAATGACGTTCAGTTCCATTAATGAAAAGTTTTAAATCTCCAGCAGATCCAGAGTCAATTCTATAAGATTCTCCAGAATCATTCAACCTTGCTGTGATGTCAATTGTTTTATTGTATATGCCAAGTCTTTGATTTGTCTGTGATGTGTTGATCGCCCAAAGATCATTGATATCGACGTCTCCATTGATGAATGGGGATGAGAGAACGTTAGTATAACCAGTGATCGACTTACTGTTCCCGAAAGAAAGTTTAGCAGGCGAACCATTATTTGAAGTGTTTTCATTTATCTCGTCTAGACTAACGCCGTATGTTGGTGATCCAGTTCCTGCTCCGAATGATACAGATATCTCCGTAACATTACCAGTCCAACCAGCATCCGCTTCAATTCTCACAAGGAAATATTCATTTGTGTCGACAACTTTTGTGCCAAGTGTTGCGACATTCACCGCACCAGATGCGTCGATTGTGGCATCTAATCCCAGCTCATTTGCTCCGGCACCTTCCGACACATCATTGAAAGTGAAGTTATCGGCAAGATTCATCCAGTCTGTTTTTCCCGGAGTCTTGACAAGAACTCTAACGTTTGCATTTGCTCCCAAAGAAGCTCCAGAAGATACAATGGTAGCCGATCCTTTAATTGTGATCGACACGTCTCTCTCTGCAGCCCCTGTGTTTTGGAATGCTCTATAATATGTTCTCAATCCTGCTACAGTAGAATAATCCGGATTTCCTGATTCTGTATTCAAGATTGTAGAAAAGTTTCCACCGTTTGTTGTATTCAGAGGGGAAACCAATCTTTGATTATAAATCTGTAATCCGTCGGCATGGTTTCCTGAGCCAGTCATATGAGTTTCGCTATTCCAAGATCCTGTTGATACAGATGCTTGGGATTCATATGTTCCAGATGCGATTCTCCAAGTTGCTTCATCTTTAAAATATTCTGCAGTCTCCGTAGCGTTATTGACTGTTGGTGTGAAAATAAGAAACCCAGTCATGCTAGTATTCGAAGTAGCGTTTCCTTTGAGTATGTGAGTTACTGATGAAGTGGCGCCTATAGATTCGTTCAAAATGATGGTATCAGTCGTGCTTAAAGATTGAGTAAGGGCAACAGTCTTGTTTTCATCATCGGAGCCAATATGAGGCATTGTAGCGTTCGTAATCGATGCATTTGAAGTAGAGTCAGAACAGGTAACTGTAGCTAAGTCATAAACATTCTTATAAAAGTTGGATATTAAAAATTGATAATCAGCAGTTGCACTGGTATTGTATTGGACACCGGAAATATATCTAGATCCATTTAATGTAATGTTGGTTAGCGTATCACCTGTGATTGTCACATTTGTTGGCTCATCATCATTAACCCATTCAATATAATTCGTATCGTAATTTGTAGATCCAACTGTGTGTCTTATAAAAGCATAGTTCCAGCCTCTTCTCTGAGAAGCAGAATGAACAACATATTTAGCTGTCCTGTGTTGAAAAATATCAAAGGTGTTTGAGTTTGCATCAGTAGCAGATGCCGATATCGAAATGTTTGTGAATCCGGATCCATCACTGTTCAACGAAGAACTCAATCCAGAACCGGGATTACCTGTACCAGTTGCAGTAGAAAGTTCCAAAGTGTGGATTGCTGTCGATGTGTCATTGACGAACAATTGCAAAGAGCCAGTTTCTCCGTTACCAAAGGCATCTGCTTCATAGTTGGTTTCTGAACCCAATACAGATGCAGTAACATCAAAATTAATGAAACCGGTAATATTTGTGTCCAGTTGGAAGATGGATCGTCTAAAATTATTACCGGATGTGTCTGTTTCGTATAGCCCACCTTTATCAACAGCAGAAAAGCCTGCTTGAGTTCCAACAGAAAAATAAGGAGTGGTGTCTGATTCCATATTATTGCTGGATCCGAATGAAAGATAAGCGTCTGTTCCATCTTGGGTTGCATCTATTCTAGATACATTCGGAGCAGGAGGAGGAACAAGTGATTTGAACAATTCGTTGAACCTATCGATAGGAACACCTATCAAAGTACTCGTTGTGAAGTCTTGAAATAGTCCGTCATCATAGTTTCCATCTTCTGCTGCGCCAATAGTACCCCCATCTTCTGTTCCAATTGATGAAAAAGAAACAGCATTTCCATCAGCATCAATATAAGATCCTGATATTGTTCCAGTGATTTGAGTAAATGTGCCATCTGGTTTTGCTACGATTTTGTCTGGGCCGATTACCGTTCCACTTAATGAGTTGTAAGCCATAGTTCCTTCCTATATCACGAACCACTTGTCGATTCCATTAGAGTAAAATGTCTTAGAAGCCATTGTTCCAGCAATTTGTACGCTATTAGTATTATCGACAGTATCAGAAGAATTAGCTGACACAGTAATGGCATTACCCGAAGTTCTTGATCCTCCAGATGCCTCATCTTTGATCGCAATGATTGAGCCTTCTCCTGCTGCGGCAGCGGTTGGCAATTCAACTGCTACTGGTGTCGTGATGTTTGAGCTAATCCCTATAATATAGTCGCTTATCGAAGCAGTAAAGGATGTAAGCGACTCAGATCTATAAGCCACTCTTAATCCGGGAACCATCAATTGATTGTTGGTTGTGCTGTATTCAACTTGAGTTGTAGTGCCGGATACAAACGAAACAGATCCAGTAAAGACATGAGTATCATCATTCGAGTTTCCAAATTGTGAAGATCCATTGTTATTGATTTCGATTGTATTTTCTATAATATAGTTTGAAGCAGTTATTGCCTGAGTGACTGTGAGTGATCCTGTGATAACTGCATCACCCGTATACGGAAAAGAGTCCACTCCTTCAAGATTCGAACCATCTCCATAGAAAGCAGAAGCAGAGATGTGTCCGCTTGCCGTCATATTTCCTGTCAAAGCTAACTGACTATTCGCATAATCAAATGTAAAATCAGCAGATCCTGATCCTACTCCAATACCATTCGAATCAACAGCGCCAGAGAGAAACTGAATTGATTTATCTACACCTCTTGCTTGTGCTTGCGATGCTGTGGGGTGCACATAAGCCCAACCATAATTTACCACATTTGCCATGAACTATTCCTCTATTAAACGTTTTTCAGAAATAAATAGTTCATCCCTTGCCTTTTTCTTTTGCTTTTGCTTTCTCGATGGCTCTTTTTCTTTTTCTATTCCTTTCGTTCTTTTTTTGAGAATTGGATTTAAAGTATCGTCGATCTTTTACCTCATCGATGATACCTTTTTTCTTGCACTTCTTGATGAAGCGTTTAATCATTCTTTCCTGTGACTCGTTTCTGCGAGGCTTCACAGTCATAATACTTTTTTTACTCATTTGTTTTCCTTATTTATACGCCAGTATACAATCCACGGAAGTTAACGCCACTTCCTGATGGAGATACTTCACCAATCCTACCAATTGGAATTCCAGTCAAGCCTGCTACAATATCGAAGTTTGTTGAGCCTGTAAAATACAATCTTGTACACTTTACTGGTAAAGTCAATCCGTATCCTGCTGCTTTATCATTGGTAGGTGCAGAATGTATTTTGAAAAAATTAGATCCAGACATTCCCTCTGGCGTAAAAGAACAGGACAATTCGTAAGATGTATCATGATTTGTAATTTGGATCCATTGTGTGACATATGGAAACTCAACAATAACTGCCGAGCTGCCTCTTGCACTGATTGAACCTGAGCAGAAGGGCATGCCTGATACTTGATATGATCCTACGTTATTTAACCCTACTGTGTATTGATGATGCTGGAAGTCTACTCCGTTAACTGATGTTATAGCCATAATTTATTCCTCTTTTCCTTATAAATATCTTTTATTTGATTTTTTTCCAAGAACCGCCTGCTAAATTTAGCAATCCTGAAATATCTACTCCTGAATCATCTGGGGCATAAGTCGACAATGCGCCTTGAGCAGATGCACCGTCTCCTGCTTTACCAGCCTTTGTTAAAGGCTCTGTTCCTTCAAAAAGATCTACGCCGCCATAAGCATCTGATCCAATAGCATCAAGTAGTTTTCTTTTTTGAGTTTGTTGTTGTACTTTTCTTTCTTGAAGTCTGCGCATTGTATCTTCATTTGTTTCCAAGACTCTCTCTGTAGTCTCTTGGATTCTTTGACTTCGTTGCTCTACGACTAGTCCTGATGTTCCTTTAACAACTTCGCTAATGACAGTTGAAAGCATTCCTTCTTCAAGTAATGCTTCTCTGATGCACTCTTTTACAAGTGGCTTGATTAATTGCTTTAATTCTTTCTTGTTCATTTAATCCTCTTTTGTTTGCGAAGTCTTTGTAGGTTTTCTTTGAGACTGTCCATATAAGCAAAGTATTCAGGATCTTCTGCTCTACGTTTTGCCATCCATGCTTCGACTTCTTTTCTTTGCGCTTCCTTTTCTTTTTGATATGCAGCGGCTTTCGCTTCTTTGTCTGATTTAAATTTGCCATACTCTTCATCTGACATGCCTTTGTCGAATTTATCACTTGTGATTTTTCTCCTAACTGCCTGTGATCTTGGATATATCAAATCTTGATCGAAATAGTCTTTAATTTCTTGCGGAATTTGAGCAAGTTGTTTTTCAGCAGTTTCTGGGTTTCTTCCGGCTGCTCTGGCAGCATTCATGAAATCTCTGAACTGTTTACCGGCATTTGGATTATCGGCATTTTGTTTAAGGAATTTTTCTTTAGCGACATTAACCGCTTCTGGTTCACCCAGTTCTTCGCTACTGGCAACCAATACAGCATAATACGCAGCCTGCATGTAATCTGGAAAACTATGCATAGGGTTTAATTGCCCCAGCCCCATTGGATTAAACTTCATCTCTTCAATCTTTTCTTCTTCCAAAAACTTGTTAAAGTTTTCCATTAACAATTTCATGTTGTTTTTGTTTTTCACTACTTAATCCTCCAATATTTCGTTTAACATTCTGTTTAATTTGTACTTCTTGTCGAAAATATCTGTTTCAATTCTGATATTCTTGGCTTCTTGGAGAGCCATAAATGCGTTAGGAGTAGAAGGTTCACTAACAAAATCAAAGCAAATAAGTTGAAGATCCTCTTGAACCATCGTTTTTCCCCCTGATTCATTGACAGAGCCAAGAGCCCGACTACTAATGCCCAACTTAACACCGTCATTGACAAGTTGTTGTAAAATCTTGCCAGACGGAGTGTTAAGGATTTTAACTTTTCCCATAACATTGTTTCCATCCCACCATGCGTCTGTAACCATATGTGAAGCATTCTTGAGGTTGATAACAGAATCATCTGGATGATCCAACTCTCCCAATGCTCTTCTGTCTTTCACAAGCATCATATAGTTCTTCATTTCTCTTTCGAGGATCTTTCTAGGATACACTCGTCCGTTTCCGTTCTGAACTTCTGCTTCTTGCAGTTTACCTGTCAAGATCATCCCACCGTTAGCAACATATTTCTTTTCTGCTTCGGTAAGCATATCTTGGCAAACACCGCCTTCACATAATTCATAATATTCTCTTAATAAAACTTTACTCATACGTCAACACCCGTTCTTGCATCTTCTTACTGGTTGTAGCATCCATCTAATCATCACATTTCACCTCTCTTTGACATTCCGCCCTCAATATATCTGACGTCACCGCCTGCATAATTGCTAGGATTAAATCCATCTCTAGACATAAATTCATAAATATTTTTTACATTCTTGTTGAAATACTCATAAATTTTTTGTTGTTTTGTACCATCATCAGGAGCAATCTTAGAAACAGCCATAAAGCCATTACCATAGTAAGGGCCGCTGGACGAATCTCTAAAACTATCACTAAAATCGTAATCTAGTTTTTCTATTGCTCCACCTAACTTACTGAACAATGGATCGACTGAATAGAACTCTTTTATCTTTGCTCTTGCGCACTCCTCAAAAGCATCACCTTCTGGACACTTAATGGAACCTTCATCTACTTTTTGAAGTCCAACATTTGTGTTTCCTTGTACGACTTGAGACAATAGCTTATAAACAATATTAAAAGACTTAAACAGTTCTGGTTGTCTCTGAAGATTCATTGCTGCAATGACGGCAGCCTTTTCGTTAGTTGCGATATTATGAAACGCACCAAACAGCATCTTCATGTAATCAGCAAAGTCTTCTTCTCTTTCTCTTTTGTCAATATCTTCTTGAGACTCTCCTGCACCTGTATCCGAATCGAAGGCATCTAGATCGAACTCTTTGATAACCTGAGCTAACTCTTCTTTGATAATTCTTTTAATATAAGATTTTGTAACTTTCATAATAATATTTCCTTAAATTTTAGGCATTGAACCTTTTCTAATTCTTCTAGACTGAGCAGCCAATGCTTTGTCATTCGCACTGTGTCCTGAGCTTTTGGCTTTGTGTTGCCCAAGCCCTTCTCGATCTGAGCCATCGTGAGACAAGAAGACAGAATATACTTTAGCGTATGGTGCACCGGTTGCTGCTTCCACTTCTTTGGCAAATTCTTCAAAAGACTTTCCTTGTCCGCCAAATCGTTCTGGAGCACTTTCGAATTCTGCTGCGTCTTTTGGCATCACGTAAACATCTTTCAAATAATCCATAATTCTTTGTACATCTTCAGTAGGGGCTGACTCGTTAAGAACCTTAGTTAATTCTTCTTTTACCAATTGTTTAATATAAGATTTTGTTACTCTCATTTCTTTTCTCCTGTAGTTTTTGAAATGTAGGACTCTAAAAGTTTTCTATCGACATTCTTGTTTTCTTGCAAGAACTTCTCGATTTCTTCTTTCATAATTTCCATTGCTCTTTTTTTGGGGATCTTGATATTCATTTTATTTCCTCATAATTTTTAAACCATCGTCGTCAAATAGCATACATAGTATATAGGAAGTCCCAGACGATAGCCAGCCACAAATTAAAAAATTTGCTAAATTTAACTCAAATGTAAATAGTTCTGTAAAAGGATTAAGGAAAAATAAAATAACTCCAACCCAAAATCCTGTACACATTGGGCAAGATAAAAGTTTGGTATATTTCAGGGTGTAGTCTCTGAATGATTTAAAGATCGAACCATAAACTAATATCTGTGTTAACCCATAAGCTGAGAGTGTAAACCAAAGTAATTCCACATCTAATCCTTAAGTCTGTTTTCCAATCTAATTATGCCATCTTGTGCAGTCTTCTCTCTGTTGTCTCTTCGTCGTGTAAGTTCTTTGTATCTTTCAAACATAGGTTTAAGAGCATCTTTTGCCAAATTTACAACCTTTATGACTGCTATAGCGCCTACAACCCATCCAAGAAACCCTGATGACGCTGCTAGTGCAGCCTTGCCATATAGTTTAGTCACAATCTTGGGAAATTCTTTAGTTATGAAATTTTCAGCAGCTTCCAATACTTGATCTTTGATGTCCCCAATCCCACCAAGAATATCTAGTCCGACGTCTTTTAGTTTATCAAAAAGATAAGAAACCCCAATAACAACACCAGTGATAAGAATAGCTTTCTTCCAATTAACTTCCATATTAATAATAGAATTTATTCCACTTATAATCTTTTTCAATCCAGCGGCAAACGTTGGCATGTTCTTTCCTTCTAGCCAAGTTACGACAGAATTTATTTTTTCTTTCCAATTGTTTAAGATTCTTTTAATTATTGCAGAAACAAAATCAGGTATATACTTTGGATTCTTAATAACGCCATATAAGGTAGAAAACAGTTCCCCAACTTCTTTGCCATACTTCTTGATCGTTTCAATTGGATTAAATTGATCGAAAAAGCCTTCAAGTAACAAGTGCTCTTCTATGATCTGATCTTTCATATCTGAGGTGTAGTATATGCCGCCACTCTCATTCAGAAGTGGCTCAAATCCTAATGCATGCTGAATGTATTCATGTCTTTCAAATAATTCATGATATTCAGAATATTGTTTCCATTCTTTTAGTAACTCTTTCACAATCTATCTCCTGTAGAATCTGTTGTGCATATATGCTTGGTAGTAGATTCCCGGACGGATTGTTCCCTTCTCTCTAGCGTGAGGGACTTCGCCCAACTCTGTTGAGTTTGCGTCTGTTGGGTTTGTGTAATAATCTTCTTCTTCCTCGTCCATCTTCTGTAGGTACTCATATCTTGGCTTTTCCATTTCAATGAACTTGCCAACTACAAATAGAATAGGCTGCAATGGATCTAAGGGATCTTGTGCTTCTTCTCCTTCTTTTGCTTTAGGGGCAGGAGGAGTTTCGAACAGCCCTTGGAGAGATGCATACACATTCCCACCTTGCACAGAGTCTCTTGCGATAACTCCTTTCTTGCACATAAAATCAAATAATCTGGATTCTGTATCATATGTCATATCTGAGATCTTGTCCTTCGGGAACGCAACAACCTTCTTCATCTGAGGCATAATAACGATATCAATATCAGGATGATCGTACACAACATAGTCGCCTCCAAGTGTCTGTCTCATATCGAGAGAGAACTTGTAGTCTCTAAGTTTGTTCGCATCTCTTGAGATGGATTTCTCACCTACAAATATTTTAATTGACATTAGATAAGTTCCTTACAAAATTCTTGAGTCTTCATAACCTTTAAAAGCATTTTATCATCGATAGTCTGTTTGGAAAAAGATTCAAGCATAACTCCCAATGAATCGAACTTATCGGCTAATTCTGGCACTACACTTTTGTTTTCTGTTACGATCTTTTTCATTCTTGAGATTTCTTCGTTGATTGCGACTTTAAGTCCCATACCATCGTCTGCAAACGAGAAGATGTATTTGAACAGAAGATCCTTCTGTTCTTCTAATAGGCTATCATACTTTTCATTAAACTTTTCCACGAATACTTTAAGTACCAAATTGTCTACTGGCTCTACAGTCATTGTTTCTTCTTGGCTTGTCATTTCTGCAATAATGTTGCTTTCTAGAATAACTCTTGTTTTGACTGGAGTCTTGACACTAAACAGTTGTCCGATTGTTGCCAATGACTTATAGTTTGGCGTAAAGTTGTTGAAAGTGTCTTTGCCTAATTCTTTATTAACTCTGTTGATTACATGAGTCTGTTGGTTGAATACATGTCCCGGATGTAAAGACAGGTAAGTTCTCTGAGCTTCACGGAGGATCATATCAGCCCACTCCTTGGTGGCACCTTTAGTTTCCATAATAGAACGATAGGCATCAAGTTCTTCATCAAGGATAGAATTCTTTGCAAAGTTTTCTTTGATGATGTCAAGAGCAATATTCTTTCGCTTCTCATCTTTATCTAATGCTGCCTTAGTCATTTCTAGGATTAGAGTTTCATACAGAAACGCTGTATTTCTTTTCTTGTTATATTTCATTTTTCTTTAGGCTCCATACTTTCAAGTAGCACTTTCATATCGTGACTAATATTAAATAGTTGCTTCTCTTCTTTATCGTAAATCTGTTTTTCTTCCGCCTCGTACACGGTATTAACAATGTTTGCAATAGGATCACTGAACATTCTTTTCATTGGATTTGTGACAGCTTTGGTGCTATTAGTTCTAGCAGCCCTGCCTGCTTCAGCATCTTTGACTGGCTTAACCTTTCTTCTGCCCTTGCCATCGCCTCTTGATACCTTGCCATCTTTATCACGGCTTCTGTTACCCGGTGCTGCGAGTAAAGAGGATTCTGCTCCTCCACCTTCATCACCACCGCCACCGGCGTCTGCACCAGCGTCTCCAGCAGGTGCTTCACCACCGCCAGCATCTCCTCCGAGATCAAGTCCTCCACCGGCGTCTCCACCGCCACCGAGATCAAGTCCGCCTCCTCCTCCGAGTCCTCCTGCGGCACCAGTATCAGGTGCAGAGGCAGGAATCTCTTCAGAAGCTTTCTCAAGCATAGATGCCATCTTCTTATCATAAAACATCTCTCTTTGGTTTCTAAGGAATTCCTCATCAGACATTCCAAGAATGTTTTCAGAGATCCAACGCTTAGAGAAGAACCCTTCAGTAGCAGCACCAGCAATATCAAACTTCTGTTTCCAGTGTTCAAGTTCTTGAAGTTCAGCAATCTTAGAAGGATTGTTTAGGAGCAACTTGAAAGAGATAAGATCATCACCACGATAACCTAGAGTATAAAGATGAACCAATCCAATCTTCTCTAACTCAGAGATAACTGATCTTTGTAATCTTTGGATAGTTCTTGCGAAACGAATGTCTTTCTGTGCAAGAGTAGCTTTGTCTTCTGTTTGTCCGTCTCCTCTTGAAAGATACGACATTGGAATCTTGAGAGCAGAGAACAACTTATCACGTAGATATTTAACATCATCGATATCACCCGTATATGAGCCACCCGGCAACGATTCAACTCTAGAGCTGTTACCACCCCTAACAGGAATAAAATAGTCCTCATCGATAGATAACGGATTGTAACGTAGATCTACACGCCCAGTGTTCGCATCGATTAATTGATTTCTTTTCATCTGTGTAGTGACACGCTGCATGAACTGTTCTACATCTTGAGCAGCAATATTACCGACATCAATATAGAACACACGTCTTTCTGGAGAACGAACAATTCTGTATGCCATCATTGCGTCTTCAAGTAGAGTCAATTGTCTCCAGATTCTTCTTGCAGGCTCAAGGACTGAAGTTCCATATGGAGCATATTTATCATTACCTAATATTCTGAAGTGGGCAATCTGCCAGTTCTCGAAAGTCAATCCGCCAGAGTTCCATTGATATTGAATATAATTTGGGTTTGTTTTGTCTTCCCCTTCGATTCTTTCAACCTCATCAATAGGGAGAGAGATTGCGTGACGAATACCCATTGTGGCATCGATATCCAAGTACAACATAAAGTCGCCATACTTGCAAAGCGAGCGACTCCATCCAAAAAGATTGAGATCAACGTTTAAAATTTCTTCATAAAGATTCTTAAGAATCATTTTGATCTCATCGTTTGGACACTTAATGTTAAGCATCGGGGACAACATAGTAGAGGTAGTCATCTCATCTGCATAGATATCAAGAGCAGAAGCAATCTCTGGAGTATACTCCATCTGATCGAAGTCTGTATATCTTTCATAACGATTTTGATTCGCCATGATGTTCGCAGTCATATTGTCATATGGATTGTATGAAGTCTTCTTAAAGTCCAATCCCATAGCAGAATTAAAATTGTATTTATCCATATCTGCTCGTTTATAACGTCTTTGCATCTGCGTTCGTCTATTGACGATAGGAGATGAGAGTAATTTTGTCAACCTTTTATACAGAGTACTCTGTGGGTTTCTAGGGTTCTTTTTATTGTCAGCCATTATTTTATCCTTTGAATATCCAACCAAATTGATCTAAGTTACGTTTATGTTTCTCCAGACTTCCTTGTTGAACCTCAAAAGAAGATTGATTCTTGTTGTATCCCTGCTGTCCTCTAATATTTGTGTTAAGGACTGTGTTGGTATATACCATAGAATTTAGCATCGCTTTTTGCAACTCCTCTCCTCTTTTGGAAGCAATGATCGCTGTGTCTCTAACCCAGCAAGCAATAGCCAATGCCATTACCAAATCATCGTTATATCCTTTCATGGCTTGAGGTTTACCCAAATACCACACAAAAGTCTTTAATTCATTCAATAAACGTAAAGATTTTATAGTAATTAGTTTATTTCTGACGAACTCCTCTAATTTGGCAATAATTAATGGACGAGTTTTCATAGATGTTGTAAAGCCCGGAACGGCACTTTGATTTCCTATCGCAGAAACCTGCTCTATGTACTCGCCTGATCCTTTGACACTGAAATAAATATTTGGATATTCCATCTCGATTAGCTTCTCAAGAACTGAATATCCGATATTATTGTTCTCAACCACCAGTAAGCATCCACCATATTCTCTACCTGCCGAGTAAAGCATATTTGCAAAGTCATCAATGTTTGGCTTTCCTTTATATTCTGCAACGATTTCCATTGTATCCGTATTGACAACGTGGAATACAGAATAGTCAGCCCCGTCACCCCTTGCAACGTCTGCTACCAATACATACTTCTTTCCATCTTGGCACTCTTCCCAGATCCAATAATTTCTATCATATCCAACTTTGTGCTTTGGCTCACAAACCATCTTCTCAATTCTTTCAATATCATCGGGAGCAATAACAGTTTCACCAGAAGCATTGAAGTTACATTCATACTCCTGTGCGATTTGTCTCGGAGACATATTCTTAGTTTCGTTTTCGAACCACTTCTTGTCCCTGTCTGGGTGCCTACTCCAATGTAGCTCTGTGGGCTTAAAAGCGTTCACTCCAGACACCGAATCGACATAGGTAGTGTGGAACCAGTTACCAACACCGTTAGGCGTTGAGAGGGCAATACAGCGCCCCCCTGTAGAGATTGTAGGGTAGATACCCGTCCACAGATCATCCATATCAGGAATGAAAGCAGCCTCGTCTAACACAAGTAGAGAAAGAGCTTCCGAACGCCCTGCATCTCCTGAAGTAGAAGAAGCCTTGATCCAAGAGCCATTTGATAGTTCAAACGAGGTTCTGTTATCTACAGTGATCTTAGCAATCTGCATCCACTCTGGGAGATTCTTCACCATCTCTTTTACCTTAACAACAACGTTCTTTGCTGTTTCTAGTTTTGTACAGAGAATAAGAACCTTCTTGTGCTTGTGAAACATCATTAGCCAAGAGATATGAGCAGCAACAATTGTTGAGATACCCATCTGTCTTGCTTTGAGAACGACATTGAAGCGATACTTCTCTAAATCAACAAGCAACTCATCTTGAAAATCATATGTATCAAAACGCACCAATCCGTGAACCGCATGTGGGATGCGGCAAAAGTTATTGACAAAGTACTCTTGAGACTTGCCACACTTTAAGATTTCTTGTACGGCTTGTTGTTTCGATAACATTATTGCTCATTTTTTGCTGTGTAGTTTGAAGGCTTCTTAGCTTGCTCTCTTCCCATTGAGAGAAAATCCTTAACTGCTTTGTCAAGGCGATCTTCTTGAGACTCAGGAGAGTTGTTTTGTTCTGCATCAATCCCACCGATAGTGAACGATTGTTTAGCAATAATCGAAGTTCTTTGCCTAGAGATGTACTCCATACGAATATTAACTTCTGAAGGGTTAGAAAGACTTAAAGATCCCTCAGCAACTTTTCTGTATTCTTTCTTGAGAAACTTTACAATATCAGCGATACACTGTTCGATCTCTGATTCCAGTTGAGCATTGTGAGATTCTTTAGCAGTCATCTCTGTATGGTAAATGATATGCAATTCGTTACCGGCTACTTTTACATTGAAGCCGTCAATAACTCTTGAGTCGTTGATTGCACACCCTTCTTCTCTGCGAAGTCCAATTTCTTTCGCAAGATCTTTGCCTGCGAATCTTTCATCATGTGCTCCATCATAAGCATTTGCTGCTGCTTGATGAATTCCTTTTACAATTTCTAATGTTGTAGCCATTTGTTATTCCTCTTTGGTTGGACGCCATCCTGATTGCCATCTTTCTTCTCGCCCTTCGACATATTGGATGAAGCATTTCTGACAACAATCAAATTTGTGCATATAGAAGTCGTCACCTTTATCGAAAGAATAAGTAGAACAAGTATCGCAGATGCGTTTAGTTTCTACATTAAGTAGTCTTTTCGGCATTAAAAAACCATCAACTTCAACCAAATCATTGTCTTCGTTGTAGCGAGATACCTTTGATTCAAATTTTTTTGTTGTCTCAAGATATTCTTTCTCTTTATCATCATCCCAATCTTGATTTGGATTCTTGACAGCATTATAGCCATACTTCTTCTTGATAGCCTTTTCATACGCTGCTACCTTATTAAGATCACTGATCTTCATTATGTACCTCCGAGTGCTTTTACAAATAGATATGTAATCGTAACCCCTACTACTACTCCTGAAGAGAATATAAACTTCTTGTTTCCTCTTCCTATAACTTCTATCTCATCTTCAAGAGATTGGATAACATCGTTCTTTTCTTTGGTGATCCTGTCAATTTCACTTTTTTGAAAATCAATTTCTGATTGCATCTCGTCTTGCTTGAGATCACATTGTGTCTGTAACAGATCTAACTCTTTTTTCTTCTGTATATCACATCTCTCCTGTTCATATTCAGGCAGAGTCAACAAATGTGACATTGCTTCATCATCTAATAGAGTGCCTTTAAACGGACAAGGCTGTTCTAGTTCCACATAAGTGAACTTACCATTATCTGCTTGGGCTACTCCAATAAACAAAACCAGTAAACTACTCAACATATTTAAATCCAAATTTTTGTTCTATTTCTTTAATTAGTGTTTCTGGCTTTTCTTTGAGGATGTTTTGGTACTCCTCTTTCCTTTCGGACGTCTTAAATTCCAACTCTGCAACCCTGTTGCCGTAGTGATCCAAGATAATGTCAACTTCTTCTTTATATTTTTCATACGCTTCCTTTTGATCCTTTATTCTAACTTCGTAATTACTTTTCAATTGCTGCATTGATTCTTCGTGAGCCTCAATCCTTTGTTGCTCAAGTTCTTTCAATTCAGCATAATCCATCCTAGATTTCATCCAGAGAACGAGGAAAAGAACCGCAATAAGCAGTTCCTTCCAATGTTTAAGCACGTAGGTTAAAACCATCATACTCCCTTCATTTTAGCAATACCATCGATAACAGATTGTCCACCGATGTAAATAGCAGAAATCATAACCCAGTCTGCAGACTCAATCATGCCCATACACATCATAATAGTTGATGCTGTCCAAACCATAAGTTTGCGGCTTGTGACTTTGCCTAGCCAAGCATCTACTACTGCTTCTTGCTTTTGTTTCATTTCTTCCATAGTCATGTGTTCTCCTATTGTTTAACATGAGCATAGCCATCCTTTTTGTCAATAACGATCTGCATGTCTACACAATCTTTCAATGAATCTAGATGACTAATTAGTAAAACTGTTTTAAAGTTTACCTTAATTAGTTCCAAAATACGAATAAAACCTTCCATATTTTCTTCATCTAGTGCTGTTCCGGGTTCATCGAGGATAAAAATGTTTCCTTTTGGCATTGAGGATACTGTAAGCAAAGCCATACGAATTGCCATAGCAGCAATTGTCTTCTCTGCTCCTGAGCCCATCTCAAGAGGACGAGGATCGTGCTTAGGGTGCTTGATGTAAATCTCAAACTTACCACCGTCAACTTCAAAAAAGACATTGAAATCAACAATGTTGGCGATTGTCTTTGATATCTCCTCGTTGATTACTGGCAACTTCTTCTTGATAACATCAAATGCAATACCATTTGAGTGCATACATTGCATATACAAGTCATAGGCTGAGTATTGCATTCGGTATTCCTCAAGTTGTTCCGCTAACTCTTCAAGGTTCTTGATCTTCTCTTCGATAGATCCTGTTTGCTTGTAGTAGTCTAGGCGATCCTTCTCACACTTAGCAAGAGTACGCTTAGTAGTCTTTAGTTTTGACTTGTGTTCTTCTTTCTGCGACAACATAGATTCAAGATTCTCAATTGCCTCTTTGTTATCTTCATACTTCTGCTGCTCTGCTTCCAATTCTTCAATCTCTTTTGAAAGAAGTTTAATTGTCGTGACGTCACGATCAAGTTGTAATCCAATCTCTGTGATTCTTGAAGATACCTCTACCTTCTTGTCAAGCAACTTCTGAAACTTGGCTAAGTGCTCTGATACTTTTTCTGGATTGAGTTCTCTTAGGCTTGTCTCGAATGCTGCAACTTTGTCATTTGCTGATTCAATCTCCATTCGGATAGCAGGAAGGTGAGCCACTGCGATGTTAGCGTCTTTAATGAACTTGCACTTAGGAAAGCTTGATCCACAAGGGATTCCCTCAAGCAACTTTTTCTTAGATGCGTTTGATTTATACTCTCGCTCTTTTACTTTGATATCTGCCGAAACGTCATCAATTGTTTGTACCAATTCATCAATTTTGATTTTTTTAGAGTTTAGTCCTTCGATATCGAACGTCTCTTCAAAGTCACACAATGCCTTGTATCGTTCTTCTTTACCTTTTCTTTCTTCGGTAAGTTCTTCTATATGTGCGTAAAGTCCTGTTACTTGTGACTTTTTCGAAACAATTTTGTTTCTAACTTTTGCTATATCAATTAGCTCTGTTGGAACAGATGATATCGTAGACTCTAGCGAGGCTATTTCTGCATTCAATTCTTCAATTTGCTTTGATAGCACCTTGCAATCTTCTTCGTGTCCGTTTAAGCGCTTTGTAACTTTTGCTAATTCAATAATCTGATCTTTCTTTTCTTGATGAAAATCTCTGCCATCCAACTTCTTTAGCATAGCACGAACCTCTGCCGAGTCTTCTTTTGCAAGACGATACTTTTGTTCGAATTGGTTTAGATCGAGAAATTTTGCGAAGATTTCTTTTCGTTTCGAAGCACCTTCGGAGATGAAATTCAAAGCACCGTTTTGAGAGCTCATAGACGTCAATAAGAAGTCTTCTAACGATCCAAAGTGGTTTCGTATAGCTTTATCTGTTTCGTTCCTTGTAGTGCCATTGAGGGGCGTTATATCGCCTGTTACTAATGACTCTGAATAAAAGGTAACTCCTGTCTTGGCTTCAAGCGTTTCTTCGCCTTTTAACTTCTTTGTGTACTTCTCTGCTTCTCGTTCAATGACAAATTTTTGTTCCCCAACGGTAACATCAAGTTTTGCTAATGCTTTATTCTTGTTTTGGTTGATTACATTGAGATTCTTCTTCTCGTTCTTTGATGTTGAGTTGAACATCGAGAACAGAATAGAGTCAATGATGGAAGACTTGCCTGAGAAATTTTTACCGAAGATGCCGACAATCCCATTGAGGTTCTGGAAATTGATTTCATTGCCTGTTCCATAATTGAACAAGTTATCCCATCTAACACTCTCCAAGTTCCAATTCACGTTACGAGAGATATCGTCCTCTTGCGCAACTGCATCGTTATACTTCTTGTTGAGACGATAGACATTCTCTAACTCATCCTGAGATAAATTGAATGGCTCTAAGTATTCTTCAATCAACTCCTCTTGAACCTTAATGTCTCGAAGATCAAGAACTTCTGATTCTCCTTCTCCTAGTTCTACTGAGCCTCTGCCTGTCGCTCTATTGAGGAACGTAACGGACTCTGGATTGAACTTATGCTTGACAACCTCTGTTGCCTTCTTGATTTGATCGATAGATAAAGAGTTATCTGCGATGACACGAATTCTTGCTCCTTCCGGTGGATTGAAGTTGGAGATATCTGGATTACCATTCACATCCAATTCAATATTCCAAGATAAGAATGGGCGTGGATTGTTAAACACAATTGGCTTGATGGTGTGCTTTGTCTTGCTCTTGATGTTCCAAATGAGAATACCTTTATCGTCTGTCTCTCCAAAGTTCTGCTGTACTGTAGAACCTGCATACCAGATGGTGCGCTTATCGTTGAGATACTGACGTTGATGAATATCACCGAGCATTGCATAGTCGAACTCGTCGAAGATAGATACATCATGATCTCCGTGAGTCATTGAGTACCCTGCGTCTGTCTTGGAGTATTGCACCGCACCATGATACAAAGCAATGTTAATCTTGCTATCGTCTGTAGGATCTGTCCAATTGTCTTCGTCAAACACAGACAACACATTCAATACAACATCATTTCCAATGTCTGTTTCACCTGAGTTCTTTAAAAGATGTAGATTGTTGTGATCCAGTGCATTGATGATTGGAGTAATCGCATCTTGTCGAGAACTGTTCTTGAGATTACCGTCGTGGTTTCCTAAGATAATGTATGTCGGTGCGATCTCTGCTAAGTTGTAAAAGAACTCAGAAGCCATTTCTACAAACTCTGGTGAAATCTGTGTTTTGGTGTGTGCTATGTCTCCGCAATGTACGATATAGTCAACCTTCTCATTTCGTAAGGTTTCGTAAATTTGCGAAAAGATAACCTTATACTCATAGTGGTACTTTAAATTACGAATATGAGTGTCTGCAATGTGTGCTATTTTAATCATTTTCCCTCCTTTTTGTTTAGAATATTGATCATTATAGAGACATAAGTTTTCTTTTGAGAATCCAGTCTTGATTGTCTCGCATCAAGACAGCACTCTTTTTGAGTTCTGCAAAGGCTTCTCTACCTATAGAAGAAACATCTTCTCCTTTTGGTAAATCAATCTTCCAAACTTCTACGTCATATTTAAGAAGCGTTCGAGCAATCTTCATCGCCTTATCTTCCGCATCTGGATCTAAAGCAATAAAGACACTCGAATCATTTCTGATTATGTGCTGGAACAGTTTTGATTCTTCTCTAAGAGTCGAACCCAATAAAGCAACAGCGTTTCCTGCGAATATAGCATCGAATACTCCTTCTACTAAAATTACATCTGAATCCCAATCAATGAGCAACTCATTGAAAATAATATCTCTAGATGCGTCGGGATTCTTGTAACGCATCCAGTGTCCGTCAAACGAACGAGCGATAAAGTAGTTAACATATCCATCAATATTAAAAGACGGTATGATAATTCTTCCTTCATATTCTCCTTCGCTGCAATAACCAATCTTGTACATTGCCAAATCACAAGGCTCTATTTGTCTTTTTTGTAGATAACACAAGGCTCTTTTGTCAACTACGTTAGGTTTTCCTGTCAGTGTCTTAAATTCTTTAGGCAAAGAGATGATCTGTTCTTGTTGTTCTTCTTCTTCCGCAAACAAGTCAAACTCTAATCTGGAGTGATCTACGATGCCAGATAGCTTATCCCACTCTTTCAACTGAGTAAACGAACCAAAGCGACGGATGACACGTCTGATGTTTCTGCCTCTTGCGTCACACACCCAACACTTGAATACATTTCTGTCGAAATTGACAGAAAACTTCTTCTTGTGATGATTGCAGTATGGACAAGTATATAAGTGTTCTGATGATTGTCGCTTGGGATAACCCAATACATCACTTACTATTTTGATCTTCTCCGATATCATTTAACCCCTCTTTGTATTTTGAAACTCCATAGTAAGCAATTACGATAGCATCTGCTATATCATCAGTACCCGGCTTTGGATTTCCGTGTCTGGTGAGTTCGTAAGTGAAATTAGGATATTTCTTTTCCACCTCTTTTATGATGTGGTGCTTTTTATTCTTTACGTTTCGGGGTATCGAAATATTCATTTTTTTTCTTGCTGAATTTGCATGAACTAATTCTGGGACTAAGAAAGTCTGCGTATATACGGCGTAACAACACATCCCATTGAATCTCTGAAGTTTTGACATTGTTTGAGCTGTTGTCTTTCCGCCGCCAAACATCATAGCAGGCTGCTCAACATATACCATGTCAAAGCCATAGTTTTCAAAAACCTCTAATAACTCTTGCTTGAACTGCCAACATCTGATCTCAAGATCATCTTTCGAATCCATTTTCAAGTTCCGATAGTGGATCAACTTGTGGTTGTAATCCATTACTGCCATTCCTATGACAGATGTGCTTATATCAAGCCCTAATATGCAGTCCATGCTTCTCCTATATGTCTAACTTTAGTTTGAAACTGAATTCTCTGTCTTCAGTTTTCTTTACGGGTTTTGCCACTTTAGCAACCCCAAGAACATTCATGTGCTCGTCATAGATAACCACTTTAGAGATATATGTATGCTTTTGGAATGTTTCCTCGTTGTTGTCGTATGGGCTATATACTGTGTTTTTGATGAGTGCTCTATCGTTTTCAAGGTACAAATTCCCTGTCTGCTCCACCAAAGATGGATACAAACTTTGATCGCTTTGCAAGAAAGTTGGATTATTAGAATGATTCAACTCTCCTTTTGGGGCGTGAGCGTACATAGAAATTGTAGGCGTAGTAGTTTCACCCTGAAAGGATATGCTTGAATGCGAACCTGTCATTGGATCGTTGTCAAAACCGTTAATGCCAGATCCCCAATAAACCCATTTAGTAGGCTTCTTGAGAGATACATCGTTGATGTAGTTCATCAAAGTCCCGTCTAGGCTCCAAGAACCTGTTAACAGAACAAAACCTTCGTTATAAAGCACTGTTCCTGCACAAGAGCCAGATCCAGTTGAGCCTTCAGGGGCAACTTGGATTAGCTCTCCGTTCTTGTTGATATCCTGCAAATGCCCTACAAGAGTACCAGTTATATAAAATTTCAAATCCATTGTGCCTTTTTTAATTCTGTTTCCGTAAAAAATAGACGGAATACTGATCAGATTTGCCTCTTGCTCACCTTTATCTCCCAAAGTTCCATCAAACTCATGATGATTGGATAGAGTCTTATAGTGGTTGAATGTATTTCTCAAAGCATCCAAGTGGGGACGATCTGCCGACTGTGAATAATAGTTTCTATAGAGTGACGAAGACATTGGATAAGAGCCAGTAATCACATCTCCATAAGCAAATGATTGGGCAAATTGAGATGTGCTTACTGTTGCAAATGATTGCAATGATCCATTTTTCGTTACAAAAGGATAGATGAAGTTGTTTGATCCAGACAGTTTGTCATTGTTAATCTCATATAGCGAGATGAACCCTGAAGGAACATTTAAACTAGCAGAGTTAAACGATCCAGAATCTGCTTTCTGGTTGTTAATATAGAGAGTTCCTGAATATGCAGTGAACTCATATTTTGGATACAGTCTTAGACTGTTAACAAATATCTCTTTTTCATCAAATTTAAATATACTCATAATCTTCTATACGGTTAACTTAACATAAATATTCATTTTATATTACATGTTATCTTGCAGTAATTAGTTAGAACCACTTGTTTATTAGTATTTGGCTCAGAATAAATCCATTCGTAAGTCGTTGTGATGCCTTTAATTATAGCCTTAGTCTTCTCAATTTCCATTCTAAGCCACTCTATATGCATCGGAGAGTGTTCCTCTACCTTGATGCCTAAAGCCTCTGAGAGTTCATATAGGGCATACCAATCGTCCTTTTCCATTGCCTTTACAGCCCTCTTGAACATGTCAGTCTTATCTGGATCTGAGTGTAGATCAGGATGAGTCTTTTTAGCAATCTTGCGGTACATCTCTTTGTTCTGCTTGGAAATATCAGTCTCTTTCTCAACAACCAAACTTTTTTGGCTTGGCTTATATACATCTTTCATATTACTTTCAGTCTTAGATTCTGAGAATTCAAACTTTGAATCTTTCAAAAACCCCTCAAGATCTTCGTAAAACAGAACACGGCGAACTGCATGCTCTGCTGTATGATACTCTAGATCTGACTTGAGAAAAGATAATTCCTTGACAAGCCTTCTAAACCGCAAGCCCTCTACGGACATTAGTAATCCAATCTAACTCGTAATGTCAGTTCGTTTGAAGGATCTTTCTTTAACGGCTCTGATAGTTTTGCAACAGCAAGCAACTCATTGTCTGCAGAATAAAGCCCGACAGTAGTGATATAAGACACTGGAGTGTCTGAAGCGTTATTCTTTACAACCAACTTGGATGAACTTAAATAAGTTGGGTTAGTTGAGTAGTTGAATTCATTGTGGTGAGCACGACAGAAGTAAACAGTTGAATTCAATTCAGTTGTGTTGTTGAATTGGACATTATAGATTCTGTGCCTAATGGCGTCACAAGAAGCCGAGATTGCAGAGCCTGAAAGCATATCATCAATATGACTGGAGCCGGACATATTAGATGAATTTTTAGTGTTGAGCAAGATACCGCCTTCTGATTG